ACCTTTCTCCCAACCTGCCTGAGGTCTGAAATACGATTCGGAGCATACCCCATAAAGTTGCATACACATTTACCAGACCTAAAGGTAACCGCCTTTGACCTCCGTTCTTTTATGTCATTAATGCTAAGGTCATAGACAAGATACTCAACCGCATTCTCTAAATGATAACTAAATCCTCTCAAAACCTTGTTTTTAAAATTGATAAGATAGATGCCCCAATATAGAAGCATATTGCCAATGGAACTGAAAAAAGAAAAAAGTAAACAATTTTAATTAGTTTCATAGGTCTTTGATTAATCGGTCTTGCGATATTCCGTAAGTTTCGCCATAGCCTAAGTTAACTATATTCATAGGCTTGAAAACTTCTGAACCTGGAAAGAATCCCTTTAACTCATAGGAAGGCATCTCACCAACCATTAAAGCATAATATGAAGGTATTGACCTTGTTTTCCATAAACCAACTAAAAGCATTCCGTGTGGCTTGTTAGTTGTTTTCACATCAATAAATCCGTGTTTATCAATCACGCAATCGTATGGCATAGGTTGCTCAATAGACATATCAGGATAAATGTTTTTCAGTTTGCAAAATGCAAACTCACCTGCAATTCCTTCAAGGTTTATTTGTAAATCATCGCCATTACCCATTTTATAAGATTTGATCCCTTTGTCAATATTGGTTAGATGCCTTGCAAGTGCTACTTCGTTAACAATAACTTGCTCTTGATAATTAAGTGTAATTTTCATTGTAATTGTTTTTAAATGGGTGAGGTTGTTACACCCCACCCGTTAAGATTAAAATGGTACATCTCCGTAGTCATCGTTCTGTGCAGGTTTGCTGCCGCTAACCAAGAACTTTGCATTACCCAAGATAGTTCCTTTCTGCCCTGATTCCCTTTCCTCCTTGGTGATGGATTCTACTATGAACCCATTGTTTCCGTACTGGTCGGTTTCTTCTTTGAGGAATAGGGTTGCTGATAGGTAGTTTCCTTTCTTGCCCTTGTAAAGTCGCTTGGCATCAATTTTACTTACATCAATACTAAGACTGATTAACTTTTGCATATTTGTTTATTTACTGATTACTAAATTTCTTTCCACTCTTGTTGCAACTTAAGTATTTTGTATTGTCCGCTATCCTTAACAATTTGGATTGCTTTCTCTAAATCTGTTTCAACTTCTTTAATAAATGGGATTTGCAAATCTGTTATAGGTAACTTTTCTATTTTTTTTATCCAAGACCTTTTACCTTCAATTTTTTCACAATTCTTATACAAGAAATTTCTCATATTATCATTATTAATGAATTTGTCTTGCACTCCATAGCTTCTTAATCTTATACCAAAAGCATCTGAAGTAAAACTTTTCTTCATGTACTTTAATACTTTGTGACAAATTTCTATGTTCTTGTTAAATTCTTCGTTTTTTGTAAATGTTGTGTATGACATTGTTTTGTGATTTTTATTGGTTTATTTAGATAGTTGAATTTTGAATGTGCTTGATGCTGACTTGATTGGTAAATCACCTTTGTGGTAGGTACGTTCCTTATCCTCAATCTCCTTTTGTTGATCCTTTAACACCTTGATTTGTTCTTCAAGTTCTGACCAACCTGGGAGGTCTGAATAATCGTACTTAATTGTAATCATCTCGCAAACCGATGCACCAAGTATCTCTGCCTTACCCTTTGGATGCTTTGTGAGTTCTGATAAAACATTCTCGGTTATTCGGGTTTTAACCGACTTAGCAAGTTGTTCTATACTGTTAAACTTAATTGCTACATCTAATGTGTCAAGCAATCCATCGTTAATCTGCTCTTGGATGCTATCAGCAAGGAGTTCAATGCCAAACTTAGTCGGGGCAATATCCCCCACCTTGATGTCATTTAATTGTAAGTAGTTCATTTTTTCTTGCTTTTAGTTGGTCCTTGATGAATTTGTTGGTTTCTATCTTGTGCTTATTGACATCATAAACCGCTTTGAGTTCCACAATGTTCTGTGCCTTCTTGATGGCTATTGCCAGTCTACCAATGCTCAACTTTTTTTCTTCCTCGGTTTCCTCAATGACCTCAACCGCTTCAACCTCCATTTCGGGCAATGATTCAACCATTAAAGACATTGCCACCTTGGATGCATTAGGGATGCTATCTGCCTCTGATTCATCCAGTACACCCAATCCTAAGAGGTCAAGGGTTGACCTCCGTTTTGCCTTGGTTTCTGCCTTCATAATGGCATTGGCATAGGCTTCTCCTTTAAGACCGGCAATATTTACCGCTCCAAGTGATTCTGTGCATCTACCATCGGGAAGTGATGCCTTAGAAGTTACGATGTAAACCCCTGCATCAACATTAGTATCACGGGAAGTAATCAAGTGAGATACTTTGTGAAGTTTGTTAAGTTGTTGAGTTCCTGATCTTGTGCAGTAGAGGACCTCTTTGCCGTTTAAGCGTAGCAAGTCAAAAGGTTTTGTGAATGGGTCTAATCCCATCCTTTCGCAATAGCCGTTATAATACCTGACTTTGTCCCCTGCCGACAACTTGGATAAATCCCCCTGCAAGATTAATTGGTTCGCAATAGAGGCTTGTTGGTTTTGGTTCTGACTGTTCTGTTGGTTCATTTTGTTGTGATTTGAATAAATAAGGAAAAGGCTTTTCTATTCTGAAAGGTGTTGAGTTCTGCATCATAGACTTTTGGGTGAAGTAAATCTCCCATTCTAATATTGACTTTAATCCATAAAAGTAGTACCATTGCCTCCTTTGCCGTTCTATGCTCTCGTGATTCCGCAAAGGGTGGGCAGTTGCTCTTACTTCACCCTTCACCATTAAGGTCATCTCTATTCGGTTATAGTACATAATCCTCTTGCTTTAGTTTTTCAAAAGCATAATTTTCAATGCACTTTATTTCTACTAATGCATAAACATCTCGCTTGTGTTCGGGTTTGAGGTTAAAGACATACCACCCAGGGAAGTTGATATACCTTAAATTGATTTCCCATTCTCCATCTTTGGCAGTAACAAAAGCACCTGCGGTGCAAGGGAGGTCAACATTTGCGTTGAACCATTCTTTAGGCATCGTAACATTTGCGGTAACGTAGGTCATTGTGATTTGATTTAAGTTAAAGTTAAGAAATTTTGTTTAATGTTTCAAATAAAAGTTGCATTGTTTGAAGTCTAACCTTGCCAGTCTTTTCTGCTCTGTTGATGGTTGCAAGTGAGATTCCCGAGATAGATGCAAGTTTCTCTTGGGTTACATCTTTGGACCTTCTTGTTTTTCTGAGTTCTTCTTTAGTCATTGTTTTGGTTTTGGTTATCGTTTGTGTAATTAGTTAAATCTTCATCGGGCATTATTATGGACCTTACATATCCATGCTCTCTAAATTTCTCCACAGATACTTGCAGATGCTCAACTGCATGCCCCAAATATATCATGGCATCAATTAACTCCCCAAGAAGTTTGTGCCGTTCTTGTGTGGTTAGGTCCATCCATTTTGGTAGTTGTTTCATGTAATTGGTTTAGATGCTATCCGCAAAGCAGATAACGAGTGATAAAATAATGATTGCGATGATTTGAAGTGTTGACTTTTTCATGTGATTTATTTTAATTGTTGACCAAAAATAAACTTTTATTTGATATAAACAATACTTTTTTAATCTTTTTTAAAATATTTTTTTGCAGTTACCCCATAAAAAACCCCCAATGTAGATACATCAGGGGTCAAATCACAATTAAAACTTTAAAAATCAATCAGCTATGTCAGTATTAAATAGCATTTCGTGCATACTTTTCACGGAATATTCAAGCATTTCAAGGCATAATCTTTTAAGTTCCTGCATCTTCTCAATCTCCTCACGGGTCATTGGGTTGGCAGTTTCAAGCATTGTAAGTACCTCAACTGATGATGATATGTATTCGGGAAAGGTGTACCCTACTTCTTCCTCAACTTCTTCAACCTCCTCCGCTTCTCCTAAAACGAGGTCATCTTCCATAGTTATAGGATTTTGCCTTTATGCATTCTTTTGTTTCTTACCTCAAAGTTTTGCTGATCAATATCAACTATTGCGAATCCGTGATTCCATTTGTTGATAGGTAGGTATGCAGGATGCAACTCGCAGAGGCAACCAACAGACCAAGTGGTAGTTAGTTCGCCATTCATATTACTTTCTGAATGCTCGCTGCTGCAATGGTTATGTCCTTGCATAGCAGATACTTTGCCCTTCAAGAACAAACCCCTGGCAATGTTAACCGGACTAAATACCGAACCTCCGAACTCATGCCCATGAATTATATTTAAGTCGCCTGCCTTTATTATCCGCTTATCCTTTATTATCTCAATACCTTCTGCTCTTGACTTGATAATGTTCTCCAATTCAAACTCCTCAACCCCGACAATCTCATGTGCTTTCATCCAAAGAAAATGGAAGTACCTTTCTTCGTGATTGCCTATTTTGAAATATATCTTGGCATTGAATGTCTTTTTAATGACATCCATAAACTCCTTGAAGGTGTTAAGTTCATTTGCAAATGACCTCGCCTTTGGGTCTTTCGAGAATCTACTTAACCCAAAGAAGTCAATAGTATCACCATTCAAAAGTATGGCATCGGGTTTCTCATTTTTTGCATAATCAAAAGCACACGTTAGACTTTCAATGTTATGGTAAGGAATATGAATGTCGGAAAGAACCAACAACCGGTTTGCTTTTATCTCATAAGGTTCGTATGTTGCCTCATCGGATTGTGGTAGGTTGTAAGGATTCTTTGGTCTTTCGGGTACTACTTTTCTAACCTTTACCCTATTAAGTGCCTTGCCTTCAATCCCTCGCAAGAATGACCTTGCTGCTTCTACATCCCGAAATAATAAACGGTTCTCTTTGTAGACAATCCTTGCAAGTTTTAGTGTTGGCATATCCCAACCATATTGTTCGCGATACTGATTGCACAACTCAACTTTTGTCATTTGTAATATAGTTTTAATTCTGCTTCCCTTCGCCTTGTAAGACCTGCAAGAACCTTGCCACCTGCCTTATTCCACTTTAAGAACTCTGCTTTTATGGTTGTATCATTATGATTAGCATTGACCTTTTTAAGTAGTGTCGACTTTTGTAAGTTAACCACTCCGCAATTATATGCGAATGAAACTAATGCCCCGAATTGGTTATCAGTAACGTTTGACGTTACTAATTTTGCAACATTAGCAGAAAACTCATTTGCAATTAATTCAAAGAGTTGTTCTGCTTTCTCTTGGGTTATTGCATTTCCTGCAACAACTGGTGTACCATCCTCAAAGTAGGTATTGCCATACCCGATAGTCCATTTCTTTGCAGAGCATTGGTATGCCTTTAACTTGCAACCTTCAAACGATTTAATCAAGTCAGATGCTTCCTTGTTGAGTGTCATATTTTAGATTTAATATAAAAGTATGCACCAATCATACCAAGCAATAAGAATATCCATAACTGCCGCCTTTTTGCTTTACCTTCCCAACGTATTACCTCATTACTTAAACGGCTTGAATCGGCTTGTAATAGCCTCACACGGGCATTGTCTACTATGAATGACTTGATGGTATCACGAATTGTTAAAGTCTTAGTTATGTTCTTTGTTTTCCACTTCGTAACAAATAATGTATCATTTATGTTACGAACTTCTATGTCAGTATGTACCTCAACCAATGTATCAACTTCAACCAAAGTATCTGACTTTACTATGAAGGTAGTATCATTCGCACACCACCCCCCTGCAACTATAACCTTTGCAACTTGTTCAAGTTTATCTTGGTCGCGAAGGACTTGTTTTACTGGGTTACATCCAATCAATAGAATGAGTAAAAATATGTACTTCATTTTTTAAATATTTTTTCAGCAGATGAGAACCCAAGTGCAGAACCAACAATAAAAGTAACCGCAAAGATAGATGCATCGTTAGGCTTGGCAATCATTGTGGCACAAAGCGACAATGTGCCAATAAACGCACAAAGTCTTTTCATGCTTAATCGGTTGCTTTCCTCGGTGAAGAACTGCCTCACGATTTAAGTTCTTTTATCATCCGATATACGTTATATACTATCGTTGAGATACCCGCTAAAATAGCAACGACTACACCGACTTGACTAAGGGCAAGGTCTGCCCATAGTTTTATCAGTATAGTCGCTACACACATTCCAATCGATTTGCTATCCATTTTCGTTTTTCTCTTTTTGGAGTTCCTCGTTAATCTTTTGGTTCACTTCTTGGAGTTGCTTTTGCAAATGCTCCAAGTTCGCTAAAATGTCATAGGCTGCTGCTTTCAATTCTGTAAGGTTCATAGTATAAAATTTAAGGTAAAATTACTAAATTTAATTTATTTGCCACCCAATTATAAATCCAAGCATTTACGGACATTGCAGGAACATCTCCCCACTCAACGTATTCCTCGCCCGATATGGTCAAGTTTCCTTGTGCCACCTGCTCTCCTTGTGTTTCAACCCCTTCAGCATCTACATTCATTGTGAACATCTGCCAATAGTTAGTTGCTGAATTTTCGTAGTTGTCATTAATGCCAGTTACTTGTAAGTATTGTGCTGATTTGCTTTCGCCATTTACCCATACATTGACGGGTGAGATTTGTTTTGCCATTTTTATTTTATTTTAAATAATTACTAATCCAAGTTGACTTGCTGCCCAATTGTATATCCAAGCATTTGCATCAGTTTCAGCATCCCACTCAGCATAATCAATACCATTAATAGCAAGTTGTCCTGTAATCAATGTTTGTGAACTTTGTTCTTCAGGAGAAATTATAATTTCTTCAATTAGTTGATATTGAAAAGTAGCTGAATCAATCAAGTTATCTCCTGTTGAATAAAGACTAAAAACATTTGCTTGATGTTGTGCACCTTGATACCACGTTGTAATTGGTTGAATATTTGCCATAATTAATAAATTGTGTAATATGAATTTACGTTTGCGTTTATCCCTGAATTATTTGATGATTGATTACTTGTATATATTACAAGTTCCTGACAATTACCTAATAATGGAAATGAAGTTGAATTTCCAAAACCAATATTTGCCCAAGAAAATGAAGAATAATATGCTGAATTTAATATTTGTGTGTTATTTCCATAATTGGAACTTACTTGCGGTGCATCAGGTGTGCTCAAAAGTACATTATTTTTATACCTTGATAGAACAGTAATAGAATCAGGTGGAAAACTGGATGTAAATCCAAACATAACATAATTACTATTGCCTCCAAAATTTGTGATAAAAGTATTATCGTTTATTTTAAAGACTTGTATTATTGATAAATTACTTCCTGAAATTACACCTGATAATGTTAAATATTGATTTGTACCATTTAATGAATATGATGGCTTACCATTAACTAAAATTAATGAACCTGAACTTACAATTTGTGGTTGATTTAAAGATTGAACAGCTGTTTGGTTTCTGCCAGTATTCCCGCTTTGGTCGTACCATATATTGATAAAACCATTTCCAGCTCCACAAAAATTTAATAATGCAGTAGTATCAAGAACATTATTTACAAAACCAATATTTAATAAAGTATTATCTGAACTTCTTCTTACTTGAATACAATCACCAGTATATGCACTTCTTAATTTTCTAAAAGAGTATGCAGAATATGCACCAGGATAAACATCCAGTAGTAATGGTGCAGCCTGTTGCCTTGAAGATGCCAGTATTCCTAAGTTAATACTCATTTGTTATACAGTTATATCTCCAAATAAATACCACTCATTCGTTCCAATCTTCACCAAACTTGCACCGCTATATTGCAAGGCTAATTTCAACGCACCTCCTGCACTTCTCACAGTCACTCCACCCGTTGCAACTACTGTGGTCTGCCCTGCTCCATATTGTGAAACATCAATCTTTGTGCCTATCGGGAATGCTACTGATGAGTTCAAAGGTACTGTTAAGTTGTTTGCAGTTGCTACGTTCATCTCAACTAACTTATCAGCATCAGTCAAAACAAGTGTGTAAGATGCCGTTTGTCTGTTTGTAATTGTTAATGTACTACCCGTAGTCACTGAACCATCAGCCATCAAATACTGTGCTGATGTACCACCTGACTTGATGAATGATGTTGCCGTAACCGATGAACTAAACGTGGC